TGCCGGGATACCATTAGTAATTTAATCACTGATATTTAAGCAATGCTGTACTAGTCCTAAACATAGTACTGGAAGATATAAAAATTCCAGTTTCAAAGAGCGTCTATAATGATATTGTTACAGGGCATCAGTCAGAAATGGCTGGTGCTTTTTGTGTGGAATGGAGGTGTTTTCATGTACCCGATCAGCGAAGCGTTCCTGCAGGCGGTGCAGGAGAATACCAGAAAGTATTACTGGATGGGGAAAATCACCACAAAAGCCGGGACGGAATATCCCTTTGGATATGAGGATATTGTCAAAGGCAGCGGCTATATCACCGCACAGTGCTGTGGGAGTACGGAGATTGAGCTTGGCACGGTATATGCGGCGGAGATGGGAATTACCCTGTTTTCCCAGATTGACCGCTATACGCTGGAAGATGCGAAGGTGGAACTTTCCTACCATCTGCGGACAGCGGATGGCAGCTTTGAGGAAGTCCCTATGGGGATTTTTGAAGTAAGTGAAGCGAATCGTACCGCCCATTGCCTGGAACTGAAAGCCTATGATTATATGCTCCGGTTTGAGAAAAGTTTCAATGGGTTTGAGACCGTGGGGAATGCCTATGCGTTCCTTGCTTTGTGCTGTAAAGCCTGTGATGTGGAACTGGCGCATACACAGGCAGAGATTGAAGCTATGCCAAACGGTGCAGAGATGCTTTCCATTTACCCGGAAAATGACATAGAGACATATAGGGATGTGTTGTATTTTGTGGCGCAGGTGCTGGGCGGCTTCTTCTGCATCAACCGGGAAGGGAAGCTGGAGCTTCGGAAGTATGGAAGTACACCGGTAAAAGAAATCCAGAGTAAACACAGGTTTACCAGCAGTTTTTCTGATTTTATCACACGGTATACGGCAGTCAGTTCTACCAATCTCCGCACGGAAACGGCAGAATATTATGCTCTGGAAACGGATGACGGGCTGACCATGAATTTAGGTGTGAACCCGCTTTTGCAGTTTGGGCTGGAGGAAACAAGGGAGCAGCTTTGCAGGAATATCTTAAATGACCTTTCCGTTGTGAACTATGTGCCGTTTGATTCCAATACTATAGGTAATCCGGCGTTAGACCTTGGGGATGTGCTGACCTTTACTGGAGGGCAGGCAGACGGGGAGCAGTTGACCTGCATCACTTCCTTCAACTGTAAGATCGGAGGAAAGCAGACGCTGAAATGCGTGGGAAAGAATCCGAGGCTTTCCAAGGCGAAGTCCAAGAATGATAAGAACATCTCCGGCCTTCTGAATCAGATCGAAGCGGGAAAGATCGGGATTCACACTTTTACCAATGCTTCAGCGTACAGTGTTGCGCAGACCAATGTACGGATTATCAGCATTGAGTTTGCTTCCAAAGAGGAAACCCATGTGCAGTTCTTCGGGCAGGTGGTTGTGGATGTCAGAGCCGTACAGCAGGAGCGGACAGCCAGTGCCACAGGTAATATCGTGGTGCCATTTCCGGCAGGTACAGGAAACACGGATAACGAAGGGGATTCCGGTGGTACTTCTGACACCGGGACTAGCGATACATCCGGGGAAGCCGGAAGCGGTACGGATGATGTGACTGTGGCAGTGGAGCTTCCGGTCACATGGACAGAGGATGGAAAAGCAGTGGCATATGTCACTTTTGAGTTTAATGATGAAGAAATCCTTATCCACCATCCGGTGGAGACCTGGGGCAGCGGGAAGCATATCCTTTCCCTGTATTATCCCATTGACAATCTGGTGCCGAACATTACAAACACATTCAATGTGTATCTGCGGATAGAGAACGGCACCGGGGAGATCGAAACCGGGGCGTGTATCGCATCCATCAGCGGACAGGCCATGGCAGCGGCGGCAGCCTGGGACGGCAAGATCACAGTAGAAGAAAGTACGGGAAGGTTTATGATTGGCGGTGGGCTGAATGTCAAAGTCTATACGGATATGATTCACATGGAAACAATGGAACTTGTGCAGAGAAGCTATGCGGACAGCATCGGCAAAGTGATGATCGGGGCATTCGGAAGACCGTTTGCCATAGTGCAGGAGGGATTATGAAAAGATTAAAAGGAACAATGGTGTTGGAACTGACGGATGTGAATACTTCGGTGGTTGAGTTGGTCACGGAAGAAAATATGATTACGAATGCGGTAAATAATATTTTGGGTACAAACCCCATGGGTGTTTTCTATGCGGCAACAGGGGAGTATGACGATGCGGTTTTATGGAATGGGACGCTTCTGCCCATTTGCCCGAACATGATCGGGGGCATCCTGCTTTTCTCCAATACGCTGGAAGAGGATGCGGATAATATCTACCAGTATTCCGCCAATCTGCCTGTGGCCTATGCTTCCAATAATGTCAATTCCACAGCCAACCTTGCAAGGGGGAGCCTGAACCTGACGGAGAGCAAAGCACTAGATAATGGCTATAAGTTTGTATGGGAGTTCACACCAAGCCAGGGGAATGGGACGATTGCGGCGGTTGCGCTCACCAGTGCGTTGGGAGGGCAGAACGGTTTTGGGAGTCTTGTAGGGGATGCCAGTGCCTTCCTGCAGCTCAAAGCGGCGGATATCGGGGATGTTCCAAAGGCGAAGCAGTTGGTGTTATTTGAGGCAGTGGAGGTGGACTTTGAGAAGAACCTGATGTACTCTATCACATTCAGCAATTCCGCTGTCCTGATTAAGAAAGTCCGTATTCCCATCTTTGATATCGGGTTGAATGAGAAACTGGATGATTCCACCTATACCGTTTTGGAGGAGCAGGCGGTGCAGACTTCTACTTTCTTATTCTTAGGTGATTATACGCTTTATGGGGAGTTTTTTGACGGAAAGGACGGGTATTGGTATGGCTTTTCCAATCAGGGGAATTCATCCGGAAACGCAAAGATGGTTTGGATAAAGATTTCCAAAACGGATTATTCCATGGCGGAAGGGGAGTGGACGCTTTCCAACGCAAAGCTGATGGATGTGGGGAACCGGGATGAGGAGAACACCTATCCGGAACGTGTGGTCAAAAGCTGCATGAGGAATGGGTATCTGTATGTCCCGGCCTACAACAAAAAGGGTATTTACAAGATCAATACCAGCAATTCGGCAGATGTGACGCTGATCGAGTTCGGGTTTACTTCCAAATGGAAGCCGCTCTGTGAGACGGGAAGCTGTGAATTGTATATGACACTGGTCGGGGATATCATTGTGGCGGGGGATTTCCAGGTGCTGGCGGATGACACCATCGTCCATACACAGGGCAGCGCAAGGCTGAAAAATGCAGCGTCACCGTTGTTCCAATACAAACATTTCTTACTGGGCTGGGGAGGAAGTTACGGGAATGAATACCGTACCATGTATCTGCTTACACCATATTTGGCAAGTATCAACAACCTTTCTTCTGCTGTGGTAAAGACGGTGGACAAGACCATGAAGATCACCTACACACTGACAGAGATGGAAGCAACAGAATAAGTTTGGGATCACAGCGGCGGCTTTTCGGGGCAGGCCGCTTTTTCCATAGAAAAATGAAAGAGAGGGCTTTTCGATGAAGGAGTTTGTAAATGTCATCCAGTGCGGGTTTGCCGCTATGGGCGGATTCTTCGGATGGGTGATGGGAGGATTTGACGGTTTTTTGTATGCGCTGATTGTGTTTGTGGCGGTGGATTACCTGACTGGGCTGATGGCTGCGGCAGTGGAGAAAAAGCTGTCCAGCGCAGTGGGCTTTAAGGGCATCTTCAAAAAGATCGTGATTTTCTGTCTGGTGGCGGTGGGCCATATCGTGGATATGCACATCATCCAGGCAGGGAGCGCACTACGGACAGCGGTGATCTTCTTTTACCTGTCCAATGAGGGGATTTCCATTCTGGAGAACGCTTCCCGTATCGGGCTTCCGGTGCCGGAGAAGCTGAAAGCGGTATTGGAGCAGTTACGGGAAGAGAAAGAACAGTAGAAAATTTTGGAATACAAAAGAGGAACAGGGGAAATTTGGCGTGGGGCATCGGCAGAAATAGCTGGTGCCTTTTTTGTGCGATAAGGCCGTCATGCGGCTGTCGTGCTTGCACGGACAGACATTTGACGGCCAAGTACAGCGAGTGACTGCGTCATGAGCTGTACGAAATCGTTAATCAAGCAGGTGGCAGCCTGCTTGATTTCAGAAAAAAGAAAGAGAGGGCTATGTGATATGAAACTGATCCAGAATTATCTTACAAAATCGGGATGTTATAAGGCAGGAAGGAAGATTACGGTAAAGGGGCTGATGATCCATTCCGTGGGCTGCCCGCAGCCGAAGGCTTCTGCTTTTATCAGCAACTGGGACAAAGCGGATGCCAATGCCTGTGTTCATGCCATTGTGGAACGGGGCGGAAACGTCTACCAGACTCTGCCGTGGAACCATAGGGGATGGCATTGCGGCGGTGATGGGAACAACACGCACATTGGTGTGGAGATGACGGAGCCTGCTACTATCCGGTATACAGGCGGAGCCAACTGGACAGAAACCGGGGACGGCAGGAACACGAAGAGCCATGTGCTTGCCACTTATCAGTATGCGGTAGAGTTATTCGCATATCTCTGTCAGCAGTACAAACTGAACCCTCTGGCGGATGGCGTGGTCATCAGCCACAGCGAGGGGTGTAAGATGGGAATCGCCAGCAACCACGGGGATGTGGAGCATATCTGGAATAAATTTGGGCTGACTATGGCACAGTTCCGTAAGGATATCAAAGCGGCTATGGATGGCGGTGCGGGCAGTTCTGTGGATACTTCTTCCTATACAAAAATCATGGGCAAGGCTGCGGCTACAGCAGAGCAGATGCAGGAATATATCAAAAAGAAAAATCCGAAGGTAGCGCAGTCGGTTCTGGACATGATCCCGCTGTATCTGTCGGAAGGAGAGACAGAGGGCGTGAGGGGCGATATCGCTTTTGCACAATCCTGTCTGGAAACCGGGAATTTCGGCTTCTCCCAGTCTGCGGTTACGTTAGACCAGAATAATTTTGCCGGGATGGGCGTGACGCAGAACGGTATGAAGGGGCTGTCCTTTGATACGCCGCAGCTTGGCATCCGATGCCAGATCCAGCACTTGAAAGCCTATGCCTGTGCGGATGCGCTGGTTAATGAGAATATTGACCCAAGGTTTAAGTATGTGACCAGAGGCTCTGCACTGTATGTTGAGTGGCTGGGCATCCAGGAGAATCCGCAGGGGAAGGGATGGGCGGCTGGTGCCGGGTATGGCGCTAAGATTCTGAATATCCTGAAAAATATCATTGGAATGGCAGGAAGCGATGGTGGAAATGGAGAAAAAACAGAACAGAATAACAAACCGATCTCCGGTTTTGTGAAAGTGTTCTACAAGGGAAAAGATGGCCTGAATGTGCGGACATCTCCCTGCATGGGTGATAACGTAGACCAGGTGGTGTATGACGGCATCTACACGGTGACGGGCATTAGTGAGGACGGGCAGTGGTACAGGCTGAAATCCGGGCTGTATATCACAACCGGGAAGGAATATGTGCTGTTCATGGAGAAACTGCCGGAGCAGTCATCCTATCTGGTAAAGGTAGCGATTCCCGATCTGAACATCCGCAGAGGTCCCGGAACCAATTTCGATAAAACAGGGGAATATACCGGAGCGGGCATATATACTATTGTGGAGGAAGCGGACGGGGAAGGTGCGGAGAAATGGGGACTGCTGAAATCTTACCAGAAAAACTGTGACGGATGGATTGCTTTGGATTTTACCACAAGAGTGTAAATGAACGGAGCAATATGGGATTTGCCCGGTGGGGAGACCTGCCGGGTATTTCTTTTTTGCCTTTGCAAATAAGTTTCCGAAGAGCAGAAAGAAAAGGCGTGGAAACCGCTTATCTGCTTGACTTATGGGGCGTTCAGAGTGATTAATAGACTACCCCAAAATCCTGCTTTTATAGGAAGGGATGGGGCAGAAATGCATGGAGGTGAAAGCAGCATGGTGATACCGGAAAGAGTGAACCAGGTGGCATATTATTACCGGACAACACACCGTGACCATGGATATGAGAAATATATAGAACCGGGAAAAACAGCATTGGAAGAACGGTATGGCGCGGTTAAGAAAAAAGAACATTTCTTTTGGGATGAAGGCTCCGGCGCGGACGGCAGCCGTAAAGAATTCCGGCGTCTGATGGAAGAGATCAAAAAAGGGCATATCCATGTGGTAGTGACCAGGGATGCGGTCATGATCGCCCGTGACTGGAAGCTGTTTCTGGAATTTATGAAAATCTGCGACAGGGCGAATGTAGATGTGGTAAGCATCAACGGGGAGGCAGATGCCTGGGAGCAGTATAGCCGGATACGGCAGTTTATCAAGGATTATTTTGGGGAGGAGTCGCTTGCATGAGGATACAGATGATCGAACCGAAAAAGGCTGTAAAACCGAAGCGTAAGCGTGTATGTGCATATGCAAGGGTTTCCACAGACAGCAGAAAACAGGGCGAATCTTTAGAAAACCAGATATCCGCTTACGAGCGTTCCATTCAATCCAATCCGGCATATGAGTTTGTTGGGGTGTTTGCAGACCAGGGAATCTCTGGCTACTGCGGAAACCGCCCGGAATTCCAGAAAATGATCCGGAAAGCGAAGGCAGGGGAGATTGACCTGATTATTACAAAGTCCATCTCACGGTTTGCCAGGAACACAACCGTGCTTCTAGAGGTGACACGGGAACTCCGCCAATTGGGAGTTGCCATTTATTTTGAAGAACAGAATATCAATACATTATCCGGGGACGGTGAGATGATGCTCACTGTCCTCGCTTCTTTTGCAGAGGAAGAAAGTCGGAGTATGTCAGAGAACAATAAATGGTCCATTTGGAAGCGGTTTGAGCGTGGGGAATACATGATCAACACCAGTCGTTTTATGGGATATGACAAGGACGAATTCGGGGAGCTTATCATTAATCCGAAGGAGGCCAAGGTGGTACAGTTTTTGGCGGATATGTACCTTTTGGGAGTGGGGAGCAGCCGTCTGGCACAGTTAATAGAGTTTCTAGAGATACCTACAGTGAGCGGAGGAAAATGGACTGCCGGAACGATTACCGGGATGTTCAAGAATGAGAAATACAAGGGTGATTTTCATTTACAGAAATATTATACACCGGAAGGGAAAAGGAACCAGACTGTGCGGAACCGTGGGGAAGTCCAAAGCTATTATGTGGAGGACAGCCATCCGGCGATTTTAAGCGCTGAGCAGTGGGACAGGCTCCAGGAGAAGATGAAAGAAAACCGGAGGGATGGAAGCAGCACGCAGGATAATCCCTCGAAATATCAGAACAGATATCCGCTGACCGGGATGCTGTACTGCCCGCACTGCGGGCGGACGCTCCGGCGCAGGCAGGGATACAAAAAGAGGATTGAGTGGCTGTGTTCCACTTATATTGAGGAAGGAAAACAGGCGTGTCCGGGAGTAAGGATTCCGGATGAATCCGCATTCCGGCAGAATATCACAGAGCCAACGGTGGCAGAGGAGGTTGTAAAGGATGGCAAGAAACATTACCGTTATACCGCCAAAGAAAAATTCGACAGTAGGGGAAGGGAAGAAAACACAGCGCCGGAAGCTCCGGGTAGCAGCGTACTGCCGGGTGAGTACAGACCAAGAAGAACAGCTATTAAGCTATGAGAACCAGGTGCGGTTTTACACGGAGAGCATCAACAGCAACCCGGAATATGAGTGTGCTGGCATCTATGCAGATGAAGGAATAAGTGGTACCAATACGAAGAAAAGGGAAGAATTCAACCGGATGATTGCGGACTGCCGTGCCGGGAAGATTGACCGGATCATCACAAAGTCAATTTCCCGTTTTGCAAGGAATACTTTGGATTGCCTGAATTATGTCCGGGAATTAAAAGCCCTTGGCGTTGGGATAACATTTGAGAAAGAGAATATTGACACACTGGACGCAAAGGGAGAGGTGCTGCTGACAATCCTTTCTTCCTTGGCGCAGGATGAAAGCCGCAATATTTCAGAGAACAGCACCTGGGGTATCCGGAAACGGTTTGAAGTCGGGCAGCACAAAATGAGTACAGCACGGTTCCTTGGGTATGATACTAATGAAGCTGGGAAGCTGGTGGTGAACCGGAAGCAGGCGAAGATCGTGCAGAGGCTTTATATGGAATTTCTGCATGGAAAGACTACTGATTATATCAAACGGATTTTCGAGAGGGAAGGCGTAGTAAATTGGAACGGCAACACAAAGTGGCAGGCCACCACGCTTGCCAGTATGCTGGATAATGAGAAATATAAAGGGGATGCCCTTTTGCAGAAAAGCTACACGGCGGACTTCCTGACAAAGAAGCGTGTGATGAACGAAGGGGAGATTCAGCAGTTTTATATTGAGGACGACCATGAAGCCATAATTGAGCCGTGGATTTGGGAATGCGTACAGTTGGAGATGGAACGCAGGAAACGGTATCTGGAAGAGCATGGAACAAATTCCTTTTCCCACAATACGGAGCAGAATCCATTTGCGGCGAAGATTATTTGCGGTGAGTGCGGTAAGGTTTTTCACAGGAAAGGCTGGCAGAGCAGCACTGGGGAGATTCGCAGAATCTGGCAGTGCAGTGAGCGGTATAAAGTGAAAGGCGTGCTGGGATGTTCCAATCGTCATATAGATGAGGATACCGTGCGGAAGATTTATTTCATGGCATGGAATAAGCTGCTGGAATGCCGGGATGCGCTTCTGCCGGAGTGGAAGGAGAAGGTACAGGGAGAGGATTTGCTGGCGAGGTTCCGGGCGTTGGATTTTATGGAACTGACGGAACAGGCACAGCCCATACAGGAGTTGGATGTTGATTTGATGCTGCGGACACTGGATCATATCAAAGTATATGAGAGCGGCGTGGTGGTGGCGGTGTTCCTGGATGGGACGGAGATTGAGTATAAAAAAGAGTGTTTAATAATAGGCACAAAGAAATAATTTCTTAGCTTTTTATTTAGGTAATTGTGTCAAATTATGTTGAGCTAGCGGTGGTTTAAGTATATAATGATTAAAAGGATTGAATGTAGAAAAGTGTGTGACTGAAAGCTAGAGAATAAGGTATTATGCATATAATATGGAGGTGTAGCATGGGGGTTATTTTGCCGAAGGTAGATTTAATGTGCGTTGAAGGGTTTGATAAAATATTTAAGAATGATATTGTACAGATCGATTTCTCTAAATCCTTAAATATTTTATTAGGTGGAAATGGGCTTGGAAAAACAACATTATTACAATGCATTGTGTATGGGCTGACTGGAGGAACTAATATTCCAGAAGTTGAGCTACTAAAAGCATTTCGATGGGATCATAATTTTTTTAGAAAAAGAGTGAAAGTAGAACGACAGCAAGATGCAAGGATAACGATAGAGTTTTCCATGTCAGAAAAGAAATTTAAAGTAGTCCGTGGATTGCAAGGAAGTAGAGTTGTAACATTTTCTATTGATAATATTATTCAAACTGATATAAAGTATGAAGATGCTATAATAGAGTATGGAAAATATGATAATTTTAATAGTTTTGTATTTATTGTAAGTCGTCTTTTGTACTTGCCAGAGAATAGGCGTTCTTTAATGTGGGATTACGATGCCCAAGTCAGAGCATTAATGATATTGAGTAATGATTTAATTAATGAAGAGGAATATAGAAACTTAAGATTGCAAATAAAAAATATGGATAGTGCTAAACGTCATACAATAGTTAGAATAAATAAAATTAAAGATGTATTGGCACAAAAAACAGACGGTGAAGAAATCAAAGATTTTTCTGATCATAAAGTGGAAGAAGTGCAAAGTGCACTTATTAAAAAAAGAGAATTGAGTGAAAAATTACAAATTTTGCTTGAACAAAAGGGGAAGGCTTTAAATGAACTAAAGAATTATGAAGGCAGAAGAGAAGAGATAATCTCAGAAATATGTGAGTTAAGTGTTTTTTTACGTAAAAATGAAAGTAAAGTTATTAATCAATCTATAGAAAAATTTGGAAAAAAGCAGGGAATGTTTTTGGATAAAGTAGTTAATTATGGGATTTGCCCCTGTTGTGGAAGGCTAGATCATAATTTTCAAAAGATTGCAAAAAGGCGAATAGAGCATGGTGAATGTCTGATATGTGGGAATGATAATAGCCTATCGGCTGTTAATGAGGTAGACATAGAAGCGATGCAAGTACAGTTGCAGGAGAAAATATCAGCACGTGACAATATAAACAAATATATGTATCAATTAAATAACACAATGAAATCTATAGATGATGATATTTTTGAAGTACGTCAAGAAATCAATGGTATAGAATATGGTGAGTTTGTGAATGCAGATAGAGCTGATGATGTATTTGAAACGGACGATGAAGATAGTGAAGCAGAATTACTAAAATTGACTTCTGATAGGCAAAGTTTAGAAAATGATATTCAAAATAAGCAAGAACAAGCTGATAATATGTATAAAAATTTCCTTAATTGTTTTGAGGATAGAAATAAAAAATTGTCAGAGATATATGAACGATTATCAACGGATTTTATGGGGAAGAAGGTGACACTAGAGTATGAAAAAAGCACTGACCGGTTTGTTGATATAGATTATTTGATTCCCAAATTTGATGATGAAATTAGAAAAAGTGCGGAGGATTGTTCGGAAGCACAGAGATTCTTTTTGGACATTGCTTTTAGAATGTCTTTAATTATTCTTAATAAAGAATT